CCTTTTAAAAGTGAGTATTTTAGCGCTTGTGTGGTGCATGATTTTTTATGCGAAAAAGCAAATTCAAGAACTGATTATAGGACAGCTGATTTAGCATTAAAAGAAGCTATGACTTTGCTTGGATGTTCTAAGTTTAAAATCTTTGTATTTTATCATTCTTGCAATCTTTATCATGCAATAAAGTGTGTGTTTAAATCAATAAAAAAGGAGTTAAAATGAAAGATTATGGAATTTCTTTTATTCCAGATATTAATCAAGGCTCAAAAGAGCCAAGTGAACCTATAGTTAGTGATAAGCTTAATGCTCAAAAAGTTAATGAGCTTATAGATAAAAAACTAAAACTTTTTAAAGAAGAGCTTGTTAATAAAGAGGAGCTTAAAAGTCTCATTGAGGAAATTTTACAAGATCAAAATTTCCAAAATACAAACATAAAAATATCAAAAACTCCACCTAACTACAATACACAAGCTAAAGTGGGAGAAATTTGGGCGGTTGTAGAAAGTAAAAAGCAATTATTTATTTGCACTGCTAATGATAATGATTTTACAAGCTGGGTTGATTTACTAGGAGATGGTAGCAATGATATTGCCCCTAAAGAAAAAATCATTATCACATTTGATAACACTACAACAGGTGGACAATATGGGGGTTGTATGAGTGATTTAAGACTTGGTTTTGAAAATGGTTTTGCTACTCCAAATAAAGTTCAAGATGAATATGAAAACGCAAAATTTACTATGACTAAAGATGGCAATGGGCTTAATAGGAGTGATTTTACTATAGATTCTAATCCTACTCCTACAGATAATCAAATTGTAGGAACGATTAAAACAAGTGGGATTTATCAAGAAACCTATCACAAAATCGCCCATGTGTTTAAAAAATATAATGGTGGCGCTGATGAGTGTTGCTTATGGTCTAGTTCAGGAAGTAGAGAGGTAAGCATAGAACTTGAAAATACACCAATGCCTAATAAGCTTTTTGCTAGAGGTAATGGATATTATGGTCAAACAGAAATTACCAATGTAAGAGTAAAAAAATCCATTTTTATAGGTGAGCAAGAAATTCAAAGTGAAGATTTTAATGTTGAAAAGTTAGAAGCTAGTTCTGATACTTATGGAGATTATGCCTTTTTATTTGAAATTTCTAAACAAGATCAAATTGTTATGAAAAAAGAGCTTAATTTAAATCCTAAAAAAACAAAAAAATACAAAAAAATGTAAAGAAATAAGGAGTGAATAATGGCAGCAAATTATGGAGTTAATTTTAATATCAGTAATGGTGCAGCAAGTCCTATTAAAGTGCAAAGTGATACGCCTATTGGTATTGCTGGGGCTATAAAAGGTGCAAGTAAAGAAATGATTTACACAAAGGCTGGTTATGAAAGCGCGGATAGCTTTCCAATCTTTGCCTTTTCAAATGTAAGCAAAGCAAAAGAATTTGTAAACGATTTAATCAAAGAAAATAACTTACAAGATTTTAGACTTTTAGATACTTTAGAATGTATCAATTTACAAAATGTAAGCAATGTTATAATCGTCAGCTTTTTTGAAGAAAGCGAGGAAAGTGAAAACACTTTAACCAATATTGTTAATGCCATAGAAGCCTTTAAAAAAGCCAAACATAAAACAGGCTTTAGTCCTGATTTAATCATTACTCCTTATTACTCACATGAAGCAGGAGTAAAGGCTAAGCTTGAAAGTGTGGCAAGTTCTATGAATATCACAGCTATTGTGGATCTTTACGCTACAAATGTTGGCGAAGCTATTAATACAATGGAGGCTTTTAGCTCTAAAAGATTAATTGCCACTTGGCCACAGGTTCAAATCTTAAACACACAAGGAAAATACGCTTATGTTCCACAATCTCCTATCATCGCAGGTTTAATAGCCCATACAGATGGGGATAAAGAATATGGTTTCAGTGATTCTTACTCAAATAGAGTGATGAATGGGGTTACTGGCACAGAGCATTTTATAGAGTTTATCAATGGCTTTGATTGTGATGCAGAAAGATTAAGAAATGCTCACATCTCAACTTGTATTTTAAGTGAAGGTTATCGCTCTTGGGGTGGGGAGACTAGCCATGAAGATACGATTTGGCAAGATTTAGCTCGTGTAAGAACTTTTGATCGTATAGCCCTAGCAGGACAAAAAGCAGCTTTTAAGGCTATTGATAAAAAAGCAAGTGAATTATATTTTATAAAAATCAGCATTGAAGAATTGCTAAGAGATTTAAAAGGAGCTAAGGTTTTAATTGGCTATGAGGTAAGCTGGGATGAAGAAAGAAACACAGATGCCAATGTGAGTGCTGGTAAGTTTTATCTAAATATAAAAATGATGAATAATCCAATCGTTAAACAAATCACTTTAGAGTTCATCTACTCTGATAAATGGGCGAGTGATTTGATTAAAACTATTAGTGCGGATAGTTAATAAATTTTTACAAGGAGAAAATAAAAATGAAAAGAATAATTGGCGAAGTTATACAGGAAGGTAATATTTATATAGATGGTCAAGGTTATCTTGGAGTGGTTAGAAATTTAAAATTGCCTGATATAGAACAAGAGATGATTGAAACCAAAGGAGTTTTAGGAGCAAATTATAGTAGCGGGGTTTTAAAGCCTTTAGAAATTAGCTTTAAATTAGCCGTTGTTGATCCAGTGCTTTATGCGGCTTTCTTTCATACTACTTTTAGCGAGATTAAAGCTCCTTTGCTTTTTAGAGAAAGTGTTCACAAAGGTGGAAAAAACTATGGTATTAGTGCTGAGTTTTTAGGAGAGTTTATAAGCATAAGTGAAAGTGATCATGAAAGTGGAAAAGAGGTGGAAGCTGAAATTAAAATGGCAGTTCATTTTTACATGCAACGCCGCAATAACATTCCAATCATTACCTACGATCATAAAAACACTATTTTAATGATAAATGGGGTGGATATGATGAGTGATGTAAGAAGCAATTTAACCCTTTAAACACTGATTAATCGGAGTTTAATTAACAATACTGGGATTTTAGGATTAAAGTTTGGCTTCTTGGGCATTGCGTAGCAATGGGTGGGGAAGCCTTTAGTTGCTTCTTAGGCGGAATTACTTCCGCCATAAAGAAGGATAAAAAGGAAAGAAAAATGAAAGAAAAAATAATCAAACTTGAAAATGGCGAAGAATTAAAAATGAGAGAGCCAAATGTGCGTGTGCTAAAAAACGCCACTAATAAAGGTGAAAAAGAAATGGAGCAAACTATTTGTATGATAGCTGCACTTACCAATAAGCAAGAAAGTGAAATTGAAGATTTGAATCTTAAAGATTTTAAAGCTTTACAGGACGCTCTTAAAGATTTTTTGGTAGAAGCAGGAGTTATAGCTTAGAGGCTATAGCTCTTATAAGTCATACTTTGCATTGGGGATTAAATGAAGTTTTAGATTTAAGCTTAGATGAGTTTGAAGAAGCTTTGGAAATTTCAAAAGAATTTTTAAAGGCTAAGAGTTTTTGATTGTTTTATTTTTCAAAAAATAAATTTTTAAAATAGCAAAAAGAATAAAATCTAAACTTATTACAATTAGCCAAGTGGGTAAAATAAGCAATAAAGCAATGGGTGGCATAATCATCACTAAAATAGCAGTTATGATAATGCTTGCAAAATAAGAAAAAATAAAAATAGCCATTGTATTAAAAAAACCATCACTTGCACTTTGATAGCTTATGTAAAAAGCAGGTATGAGCGTTGTTAATAATAAGGCAATATGTGAAATTATATCATCGTTAATAAATTTTAAAACTTTCATAGTAAAGATTTTAAAATACAATCGCTTAAAAAGGGTTGAATATGGAAAATGCTGGAAGTATTGGAATTGGTGTTATTTTAGGACTAGCGATTAAAAACGCAAGTGCGGTTGGCAAGGTAGTTAAAGATTTTAGCAATTTAGAAAAAATAGCAGCAAAAACTAAACTCGGCATTAGTGGATTGCAAAAAGAATTAAACACTCTTAAACTCAATGCCAATTTAAGAGCGGAATTAAAAGCTCAAAGAAAAGGTTTGCAAGATGAGTTTTTAAGTTTAGGTAATGTTATTCGAGGTGGAATTATTGGTAAGGGTTTAGGAGAAGCTATCAGCTTTGAATCTGCTATGGCTGATGTGAGAAAGGTTGTGAATTTTGATGAAGGCGATGATATTAAAAAAATGAGTGCTGATATCCTTAAGATGTCTCAAACTTTACCTGTTACTGCCAATGAGTTAGCAGCTATAGCTGCTGCTGGAGGACAGATTGGACTTGGTTCAAAAGATGTAAGAGAATTTACAAATCTTGTAACTAAAATGAAAGTGGCATTTGATATGAGCGCTGAAGATGTGGGAGATAGCGTTGCGAAAATTAAAAATATTTTAGGCATTTCTTTAAAAGACATGGAGGATTTAGGTGATAGTATTAATAATCTTTCAGATAATAGTGCATCTAAGGCTAGAGAGATTATTGATGTTATGAAAAGAACTGCAGCTGCTGGAAAGCAAATAGGATTTACTAAAGAACAAATTGCGGCTTTAAGCTCTTCTTTTATATCTTTAGGTAAGGGACCTGAAGTAGCAGGAACAGCTATTAATAGTCTTTACCGCGTTTTAGCCACAGCTGATAATATGGGAACTAAAACTGAATCTGCTTTTGCAAAGCTTGGTATAAGTGGAGCATTTTTAAAACAAGCCAGTTTTGATGATCCTCAAAAAGCTTTAGATATGTTTTTACAAAGAATTTCAAAACTAGACCAAAAAGAACAAATGGGCGTTTTAGTTGATATTTTTGGTCGTGAATTTGCAGATGATATGGCAACTCTTGTTGGAGGGCTTGACACTTATAAAGAAGCTTTAAAAAATGCTGGCGATGAAGCAAAAAAAGGCTCTTTACAAAGGGAATTTGATACAAGGGCTGCTACCACTGAAAATTCTATTATATTAATGAAAAATGCTTTTAATTCCTTAGCTGTTAATTTAGGTTCGGTTTTTTTACCTGCAATATCATGGGTGAGTGCTGGAATTTCTTATCTTGTTAATAGTATCACTTATATTACAGGACTTGTCCCTGGTCTTAATGGGGTTTTAGGAGGACTTATAGCTACTTTTTTGCTCGCCAAACCTGCAGTCTTAGCTTATGCTATTGCTAAAAACTATCTTAAAGATTGCACCATTTTACTTAAAAGTACTTTGATTAAAACAAGAATACATCTTTTAGCTTTTCGTAATTCTTGTATATTATCTAATATTACTTTAAAAGCAAAAACCGTCACAACTACTATTTACACAACCTCCCTTAAAGCCTTATCTTTTGTTTTAGGTGGGCTTAATAAAGTTTTTAAAGCCGTAGCTAATGGCATTAGAGTCTTAAGCGTGGCTATGATGAGTAATCCCATTGGTCTTATTTTAGGGGGCATTGCAATAGTGGCTGGGCTTATTATTGCAAATTGGGATAAGGTTAAGTCTTGGTTTAAATCTTTTATAGAATGGCTTAAACCTGTTTGGGAGCCTATATACAATGTCATTAAAGCAGTATTTGATAAATGCGCCCTTGTATTTACAAGTTTTAAAGATATTATTATGAGCGTTGCTTCTCCATTAGCTGAGTTTTTAAATTCTATTTGGCAAGGTGTTGGGGATTTCTTTTATAGTATTTTTGGTTCTTTATTTGATTGGTTTGCTTCTAAGCTTTCTTGGGTAGGAGATATGATCTCATCTATAAGTGGCTTTATAAAAGATGCTCTTGATTTTATAGGGCTTGGAGATGATGAAGAAGTTAAGATAAGCCAAAGTGAACAAAACAAAGAAAAAGTCTTTACTACAAACACTTATAAAGATGAATTAGCTGAGACAAAAAGTATAAATCATACTCCAAGCTTTAATAATGGCAATATCAATGTAAGTGTTAATGGCACTTTTAACATAGCAACTAAAGATGGCAATTTTAATATGCAAGAATTTGCAAATGCTATACAAAAAAGTGTATTCGACGCTTTAAGAAAGCAAGAACAAAACAAAATTAACACTACAATTTATGGATAAAATATGAGTGAATATATAGAAATAAAAGGGCTTGAAAACTTTTTTAAAGCTTGTGATAAATTAATAGATATGGATAAACACGGGCAAAGCATTATGGCGGGTGCTGGAGAGAGTATAAGAAATAGCATTATAGACTCTTTTAAAAACGAACGCAGTATTTTTAATGGAAAATGGAAAAGCTTAAAACCAGCTACCATAAAACAAAAGATAAAAGATGGTAAGAATAAAGGAATTTTAAAAAGAGATGGAGAATTAAGCAATGCTTTAAATTGGCAAAGCGAACCTACTAAAAGTGGCGTAAAAGTCTTTAATAATATACAGACTGAAAATGGCTTTAAATATGGTTATGTTCATCAATGGGGAAACAGAAAAAGAAAAATTCCTCAAAGAGCTTTTTTACCCATAGATAATAACAAAGTCTTGCACCCAAGTATAAGAAGTGTGATTTATAAAGATACTAAGGATTTTATTGAAAAAATTGTTAAGAAGTGACAATATGGGGCATTGCATAGCAAGGAATGGTCGGGCGTGGCCTTTAGTGATGCGACTTTTTGGAAAATCGCAATTTTTCAAAAAGTGTTAGCAAGAATGGCAAGGAAGACTAAAGCCTTCCTTTTTCTAAAAACTAGCAAAAGCATTATAGCTTTATTTTTAAAGACTAGCTTTTTAAATTTTATTTTGAAAGGAGTTTGTATGAAAAATAATACAGACAAATTTCTAAAAACTAGCACACTTACTAAACCTACAAGAACTACACTAAAAGCTCCGTTTGCTTGGGTGGGTGGTAAAAACTATTTAGCTAAAGAAATCATCGCTTTAATGCCTGAGCATAAAAGCTATATTGAAGTCTTTGGTGGAGCTTTAAGTGTTTTTTATCAAAAAAGTGCTTCAAAAATAGAAGTCATTAACGACATTAACGACGAGCTTATTAATTTACATCTTTGTATAAGAAATAAACCCCAAAGCCTAGCAAATGTGCTTAATTCTATGATAATAAGTAGAAAAATCTTTCATATGCTTAAAAATAAAGAAATCAAGCCAAAAAATGACTTAGAAAGGGCTGCTTTTTATTTTTATCTTATCAGTACTTCTTTTGGTTCAAGTATGGGACAATTTGCTATGAGTAAACAAAGAGCACCAAAGAGATTATGTAGGGATTTTAGCTTACATACAAAAAGACTTAAAAATGCCAGTATTGAAAATAAAAGCTTTGAATATATTTTAAAAGAATATGATTACAATGAAGCTTTATTTTATTTAGATCCACCTTATGTTGGAACTGAGAGTTATTATAAAAATGTGCCTTGTTTTGGCTTAAAAGAACACGAGCTTTTATGTAATTTGCTTAAAAATATCAAGGGTAAATTTATGCTTTCTTATAATGATTGTGAGCTTATAAGAGAGCTTTATAAAGATTTTAATATTAAGGAATTAAAAATAAGGTATTCTTTAAATAATAATGTTTTAAAAAGAAAAGAAAGTAAAGAGCTTTTGATTATGAATTTTTAAAAGCTAAGAGAATATTTTTATATTCTCTTTTATTTTAGCAAAGAGCTTAAAAACTTTAGAGCTTCTTTGCTAAAATCTTTATTGTATTCTTCTAGGTAATTTTTATCTAAAATAGCACCGTATTTTAATAAAAGCAAAATCGCTCCAAAATTATTATGAGTTATTGCATAAAACATAGGCTCTTCGCCCATGCATTCTTTAGTTGCACTCATACCATTTTTAAGATATTCTAAAACAAGTTCATTGTTATGGTTGCAAATTGCGTTTATAAAAGTCTTGCTAAAACCTTTTTTGATATCTACTATTACTTTACTCATCTTATCTCCTTTTGTTTTGATAAGACAAGATTAGCTTCGCTTGGCTGAATGTGTGCTGTTGTTTGACATCTTTTTGAAATCAATTTGTATTAACCCAATCTTGCACCACATTTAATAAATGATTATAATCACTACTCATGGCTTCTTTTTGAAATTTACTTATTTCTTCTTTGCTTACACCTGCTTTTTTTAAAGCCTTGCTTACTCTTGCTAGAATACTAAAAGCATTGCCATCTTCGCCAACTAATTTCACATAAACATTAGGATATTTCATCTTTTCTCCTTAAAATTCACAAAAGGTACTTTTTAATTCGTATCTTTGTTTTTCATCATTATATTTAACTACAAATTTTCTACCTATAATATATCTTTCAAACAAAGGAACTTGTATAAGACTTTTATCTTCATTCATCTCAAATCTTTTAGCGATTGAATAAGAGTTTATGCCCATATTATAAATAGTCATAAGCTCTAATATATTATCCCTAGCAAGATAATCTTTTTCTTTTAAAAGCTTTTTGTACAAAATCCTAAATTCACTCTCTAAATCTTGTATGATTTTTTCTTTTAATTCTTTATCGGTGTAATTTTTGATATCTTTCATGTTTATCTCCTTTTTTGATAGAACAACCTTGTGTTTTACACTCTCTGTGAGATTAGCTTGACTTAGCTTATTGTGTACTGTTACATCTTAGAAAGTTCTCCAATTACCACACCAATTAGCAAAAAATCTCCATTTTTATAAAATATATCTTTATATAAAGGATTTAAAGAGTGTAAAATCACTCCATCATCTTGTTTTAAAACTTGTTTTATAAAAAGTCCATCTCTAGTATTAATCACACAAATGCTTTTATTCTTAAAAGTTTTATTTCTATCTATTACACAAATACTTCCATCTTTTATAAGTGGCTCCATGCTTTCTCCATAGCAAGTGATAAACTCACACTCTTTACTACCAAAAAAGTTTAATAATTTTTCATCTACAATAAGCTCAGAGCAATCTATTAAATCATTTATTCCACCTCCGCCTAAACTCGCATTTGTTTTATAAAGCTTTAAAATTTTATATTTATTCTCACATTCTAATTGATCTTTAGGAGAGACACCATAGAAAAAATAATTAATGCTTATATTCCTCTCATTTAAAAAGTTTAAGATTTGTGGATAAGGAATGGAGTTTCTAAATTTCATGGAATTAAAAGTATCAGGATTGATTCCTAATTCTTTGGCTATATCTTTTGTTTTTAAATCTCTTTTGCCTTCACTCGCAAGTATATCCTTTAACTTTTCAATCACTTCTTGCATTTGCATTTTAAATCCTTTGATTTTAACTTCAAAGAATTTAAACAT